TTAAAAATAGTTTATAACAATTTGGTAACGAAACGTTACAGTCACTTTGTAACAGGGTTAGTATATATGTAGGATAAAATAATTACACGTGTGCGCTTCAGCGCACGCTACTGGCGAGCCCTTGTTGGCTCGCCTATTGTAACAAAAGCAGCCCTTTGGGGGCTGCTAACGTGAGCGCCTTCGGCGCTCTTATATAGGTTCTTTTTATATGTTTTTATTTAGACATAATTTAGAGCCAATGCTTAAGACAGGATAACTTCATATGGCAGCCAAAGGTGGTGCAGAGCACCATAACGTTGTACGCCTTCGTGAAGACAAGGCTAAAGTCTTAGCCAGTGTAGAAACTGGCATTGAGGTCAGAGTAGCCATATCCATGGCTGGTCGTAAGCCCGATGTTCTAAAGAAGTGGCTCACAGACCCTGTGTTTGCCAAAGACCTAGAGATAGCCCGAACCAAGGGTTCAGACCTAATGAAGGTAACCCTAGGTAGCGAGAACGGCAAGAACATAGACTTCGCCACTTTCTCTAAAGAGTTCTTAGGTAACGAAGTATTCCCTCACCAGCAGGACTGGATTGACGTGCTGGAGGGAAGGGAGCCATCCTGGCTCCATCCAGCCATGTCCTATGAAAAGGGCAACAAGAACCGTATCTTAATTAATGTGCCGCCTGAGCACGCCAAATCCACAGTAATCACCGTAGGCTATAGCACCTATCGTATTGCCATGGATTCCAACGTGCGTATCATTGTGGTGTCCAAGACTTTAAATAAAGCCCGTGAGTTCGTATACTCCATCAAGCAGCGCCTATCCCACCCACGTTACGCTAAGTTACAGCAGGTCTATGGACCCTCTGGTGGTTGGAAAGAAGACTCTGACACCTGGAAAACCGACACGGTTTACCTAGGTCAAGAAGCCCGTGACTCATCCGAAAAGGACCCTACGCTTCAGGCGCTAGGTATTGGTGGTCAGATTTACGGTGCCCGTGCTGACCTGATTATCCTAGATGACGTTATCACTACTGCCAATGCCCACGAGTGGGAGAAGCAGTTAGAGTGGCTTCAAAAGGAAGTAATCACCCGTCTAGGTAAGAACGGTAAGTTACTTATCGTAGGCACCCGTATCGGGGCTGTAGACTTATACCGAGAACTTCGTAACCCAGAGCACTGGTCTGGTGGCGTTAGCCCGTTTACACGGCTCGCCATGCCAGCGGCTTTAGAGGTACACGATGACCCAGATAAGTGGGTTACCCTCTGGGAGCGTTCAGACCGTCCATGGGACGGCGATGATGACGCTGTACCAGATGAGGATGGTTACTACCAGAAATGGGATGGACCAGCACTCTTTGCAAGACGTAGCGAGGTAACAGCCTCAACATGGGCTTTAGTTTACCAGCAACAGGACATAGACGATGACGCAATTTTTAATCCAACGGTTGTTAACGCCTGTGTTAATCGTATGCGTAAACCTGGTCCTCTCCGTATGGGAGCGGCTGGACATCCACGAGACGGACAATGGGTCACACTAATTGGTATGGACCCTGCTATGGCAGGAAAGACTGCGTTCGTAGCCTATGCTGTAGACCGTCAGTCTGGTAAGCGTCTAGTCCTAGATGCCTACAATATGTCAGACCCAACACCTGGCAAGATTCGTGCCATCATTGAAGACTGGATTAACACCTACAAGCCAGTAGAACTGCGTATTGAAATCAACGCCCACCAGAAGATGTACGAGGTGGACGAAGAGTTCCGCCAGTACCTGGCTAATAAGGGTGTTAGATTCTCTAGCCACTTCACTGGCAAGAACAAGTGGGACACCGATTTCGGTGTGGCTGCTATGCAAGGCTTGTTTGGTACCATGGGTGGTGCTAAGCACAACCGAGATAATCTCATTGAACTACCAGACCCTCAGTACCACGAGGGTATCAAGGCTCTAATCAATCAGTTGATTACTTGGAAGCCTGGAACTCGTAACCCTACAGACGTTGTTATGGCTCTGTGGTTCTGCGAAATTAAAGCCAAGGAAATGATTCAGCACTCTGGGAATCAAATCTGGCATGCAACAAGTCGTTTCGTTACTCAACGCCAGATGGCAAAGCAAGCGGTTGTCAATCTTGATGATTTGGCAATGGAACAACATACACTTTATCTTTAAGGATATTCATGGCACTCTCAATGGAACAGGTCGCTGACAAGGTACTTTACCTACGTCAGCGGTACTCAGTCCGTGACCAACGCATGGCTGATATCACAGCCGTACGCCGTGGTGACATGGTATCGGTATACCCTGACATGTTCCCTGAGGGCATGTCCAAGCCAATGATTGCCAACTTCGTTGACGTTGTTGCCCGTGACTTGGCTGAAGTTCTAGCACCACTACCATCATTTAACTGCCAAACACCTGACGTAAACAGTGACCGTGCCAAGAAGAACGCTGACTTGCGTTCCATGGTTGTCAATAACTACGTTGAATTTTCTGGGTTACAAACCCAGATGTATACAGGCGCAGACTGGTATAACACATATGCCTTCCTGCCGTTTGTTGTAGAGCCTGATTTTGAGGCTCGTATGCCACGCATTCGTGTAGAAAACCCATTGGGTGCTTACCCAGAATATGACCGCTACGGACGATGTGTTTCATATAGCAAGCGTTACCTCAAGTCCATGGGAGAACTACTTGTAGAGTTCCCAGAGTACGAACGTCAAATCCTAGGTGGCGAAGACCGCCGTAACTTTGACCTTAGTACTTTACTTGACTTGATTCGTTATGAAGATAACGACCAGGTAATCCTGTTCCTTCCTCAGCGCAATAACCTGCCACTACGTAAAGCACGCAACCCACTAGGTAAATTAAGTGTCCGCATTGCTAAGCGTCCAGGTATTGACACCGAAGACCCACGTGGTCAGTTTGACGATGTAATCTGGGCACAGATTGCTCGTGCACGTTTTAGCCTTCTAGCCATGGATGCTGCTGAGAAATCAGTTAATGCGCCAATGGTTGTTCCACAGGATATGCAAGAGTTTGCATTTGGTCCTGATGCAGTCATGCGTACTGCAAACCCACAGGGTGTACGCCGTGTAGGTCTAGAGATTCCACCTGGCGCTTTCCAAGAACAAGCAATCCTTGAGCAAGAAATGCGTATGGGTGCTCGTTACCCAGAAGGTCGCTCAGGTAGCGTCAACGCATCCGTAATTACGGGTTCTGGTGTTCAGGCACTTCTTGGTGGCTTTGATTCTCAAATCAAGGCTGGTCAGCAAATCCTTGCAGAGACATTGCAGGATGTCATGGCACTAGCCATGGAGATGGACGAGAAGTTATTCCCTGGCGAGAAGTCAACACAGATGACTTACAATGGTGCTCCGTACATTTTGAAGTACAGCCCAGAAAAGGACATCAAGAAAGACTACAGCGTAAACGTACGCTACGGTTTGATGTCAGGTCTTGACCCATCTCGTGCCCTTATCTTCAGCCTACAGGCTTTACAGGCAGACTTAATCTCACAAGAGTTCGTCATGCAGGAACTACCTTGGAACGTAAATGTATCCAAGGAAATTGAACGCATTGACATTGAAAAAATGCGTAGTGCATTAATGGGGGCACTAAGCGCAACATCGCAAGCAATCCCACAGATGGCTGCTCAGGGTCAGGACCCTTCAGACATTGTTATGAAAATTGCTCAGACGATTGAAAACCGCCGTGGTGGTAAGAGTGTTGAAGACTCAGTGATGGAGGCTTTCAAAGCCCCAGAACCAGAGCCAACACCTCAGCAACCACCAGCACCAGAGATTCCAGGAATCCCAGGCGCACTAACCCCATCACAGTCTGCTCCAGGTGTGGAGGCTCCAGTTGAAGCACAGGCATCCGCAACTATGGGTGGTGCTCCTGTAGAAGCCCAGCCTGGAGCAACCCCTCCTCCAGCGAACATTCAGGAAATCTTAGCCAGACTAGGTGGATAATGACAACAATCATTGCCATCAAGAAGCGCAAAGGATTTATCTTTGCCGCTGATGCACAAGTAACTGATACCGAACGACCATACATGCATAACAGTATGAAGAAGGTTGTTGAAGTTGGTGACTATGTTATGGCTGGTGCAGGTAACTCACGATGCTGTGACGTTATCTTGTACGGCTGGGAACCACCATATTATGACGGAACAGAACACTATTCCTTTATGGTGTCAAAGTTTATTCCAGAGATGCGTAAGCAGCATGAAGATGCTGGTGTTACTTTAAAAGAAGATGAAGACTTTGTTTTCCTAGTTGGTTTTAACGGAAGAATATTTCATATTGCTGGTAATTATGCAGTACTAGAAACCAATACTGGTTTGTACGGCATAGGAACTGGTGCGGCATATGCACTCGGTGCTCTTGCTCAAGGTGCAACCATTGCAGAAGCAATGAACATCGCTAAGAAATTTGATATTAATACTGGTGGAAAAATCCAGATAGTTGAAAGAGGATAATCATGGCAAGAGGCGGATATCGTAAGCCAGCCAATCCTGCTCCAGTATCGGGTCCAGGTAAACTTTCTCGCCGCACTGACGGCGGACCAACACAAGGCATGAAAGACATGGCAGCAAACGGAGTCTACGGTGAGCGTAAGGCTCTAGCCGAGATGCAGAGTTCAGCACCTATGCAAGGAAACCCAACTCCTTCTATGCCATCACCGCAAGTTTCTGCCGCTCCTGCAGCACCACAACCTATGACTGGATTGTTTGACCCAACTCAACGACCAGAAGAACCAATTACTGCAGGTATGCCTTTTGGTGCTGGTAGCAACTACCCAACTGCAATGCCAGTTCAGATTGATGACACTGCAGCACAAATTCGTGCAGCCTATGCTTTATACCCTAATGAATCTCTTCGTGTACTTCTTAATGCCCTAGAGAACGAAGGTCGCTAGTGGCTAAAAAGAAGAGTCTTTTTCAGCCGAAGGGAACTCTGTTCACCTACGAGGACTGGAAGCCAAGTGGTAACAATCCTTTTGAGACAAGACAATACTCTCAAGATGAATTAGTTAATGAGTACAAAAAGATTTACTCGCAGACTGACTTGCCAGTTATCTTGTCACGGTATGCAGATAGTTTTCCTCAGAACCCAGACATTGCTCTAAGCCTTGCTAAGAGTGGGACATCTGGCGATGCAACAGGTGCAGCAGCACGTCTTCAGACAATCCTTAATGAGTCCATGGCTGATAAAGCATGGGAAGGTACTGGCGGTCAAGTTAATAACATTGACTACAACGAATACCTAAAGGGTTTAAACAAAGACGAGGACACTGCTACAGAGCAGGATAAAGATGATGCTGCGTGGTTTGCTGCAATTAAGCGTACATCACGTACTTTCTTAACACCTTTGTTTTCAGGCTACGAAGCAGCCACTAACGTTTTTCGTCAGATTGATGGCTATGCAAATCAAAATGAAACTGGTGTTACTTCACTTACTGACCCAGATAACGTTATAGTCGCTGGAGAAGATGCAAGCGACTTTACCCGTATCTACAAAAACACAACACTGTATCAAAATACAGTTGAAGGTTTAGGTGTTGGAACTGGATTCATCCCAAGTGGTGAAGCATACCAAGCCAAGGAAGCATTATCTTCACGTGTAGCACGTGTACGTTCAGCAAAAACTGGACAAGAATACTTTTACACTCCTGGTCGTGCTGCAATTTCTGCATTAACAACTCTTGACCCAGAAGATTCCCAATACAAAATTATTTCTGGAATTATTGACGGTGTCTTAGGTTTCTACATTGACCCTGCAGGTAAGATTGGTAGAGTCGCTGAAGCACGTAAGGCTTTAACTCAAGCAAAAAATCTACGTGAAGCAACAAGTGCTGCTGGTACTGCAAGAGCAACTGCAGATGTAGCAGAAGAGATTGCAAGTTACCGTGCTAACCTACCAAGCCGTGAGGCTCTTGAGGCTTTAGAAAATCAAAAGGTTGCAGCAGCAGAACTTGATGAAGTCTATGCAAAAATTGCAGAACAAAGAAATATTCTTAATGATGCAATTACACAAGGAACTGTTGCAGAACAACCTAAGGCTGTACAAGCCGCAATTAGACGCTCTGGATTAACACAGTTAAACGAGACCAAAACATCTTTGCTAGAAAAAATTAAAGACCAAGATGTATTGGCTACTGGTGTAGTGCTTGACCCTGCAACTGGAACTCCAATGTCTAAAGCAGATTCACTTAAGTACCTTAAAGAAGAAATTAAGTCTGTTGATGACCAAATCAACACTGCACTTGATGGCATCTACATTACAAGATTTAAAAAAGTTCGTGATACTTTAGAACTCAAGAAGTCTGGGCTACAACAGGCAACAGATAATCTTGCACAAAAGTACAAAGAAGTTCAAGAGATTGGTACTCCAGAAGCAAAGCAACGCTTTATCATGGAAGAACGTGCTGGCTTACTTCAGGCTTCCGATGGCTACAAAGTAAATAAAGAAAAAGCCATTGAGTGGATTTTTGGAAAGAATGCAGATGTTGTTCTTCAGCGTATTGCTGAGACTGAATCTGCTGCACAAATTATGCGTCTGTCAAAGAATAACTTTGACGCAAACCTTGCAAAAGAACTTGCCGCAGCAAAAACTGTAGACGATGTTGAAGTATTACTACTTGGTCGCATTGGTGTAGATGTTAACACTTCAATGCCACGCACAGCCATTGGTCGCTACGTAGTAAACTCTAACCCTAATTTCATTATGAAGCCAAAGTCTTCAGTACAGAATCTAACAAAGTACGGTCAGGCTCTAAAGTTCCTTGGAACTAGAATGCCAACACAAACAAGCATTAAACTTGATGACACTAACGCACTTGTTGAAGAGGTTCGCAGGTGGATGATTGGTGCTCGCTACAATGTTGATGACATTGACAGAGTTATAGATGAAATTATTGACATAGATGAACTTGATTTTACAAATCGTCAAAATGTAATTACTAGAATGCTTGACGATACAGTTGATGTTTACGCTAAGCAGCAAAAAATTAGTCCAAAGATTAAAGAAAAATTAGTAAACTTTACAACAGCCTACAGAACCGCTTCAAGTGGTGCCAAAGAATACACGTCACAGGTAATCGGTGATGAAGTAGGAAACAAGATAATTATTGATGGTCAAAAATTTGACTTAACTGACAAGCCAACATCAATTACTCAACTTGCTACCGAAATTGCTTTACCAAATGTTTATGCAGTTCGTGAACTAACTGGCATTATGGCACGTGCAACACGTTCTGTTGACAATGTTATTGCTAAAGATTCAAGAATGACAGAGCGTGCTACATTCGCTGCTACTAGATTTACTCGTAGCGCAACTGATGGTTTCTTACGTAGCGTACTTTTGGTTGGTCGTATATCTTACGAGATACGTAACATTGCAGAAATGCAGACACGTATGTTTCTTGCAGGTGGTATAGGACTTTTCACAAATCCTGTTAAGTTTACTGCACTCATTATGTCAAACCCAGATTCCGCTAGGGCAATCGTACGTAAGGCTGCAGCCAAAGACCCATACACAGTAGACATTAACGGTAAAGCGTTTGTGGGTGCAGAGCGTTTTGTTGCAGATGATACTCAGGCAATGCACGATTCCTTTGCTAACACAATGGCATCACGTGGACATTCCCTTGAGGGACAGAATATGGATGCTGCATGGCGCAGTGGTGAGTATAACTTAATCAAACTAGACATTTCAAAAAATGGTACCCCTAGAAATGCCAAAGAATATGCAGAAGCCGTAGCATCACGCTTACTACAGCATCGTGCTGACCCAATTAAAAGAGCAGTAGCCACAAATGACATGCGTGCACTGCCAAAGGGACTAGCGGATGCAGTAAAAGAAGGTCGCATGACCTATCAAGAAGCATTAATTCAGGCTATTCGTGATGGTCAATTCAAGAGACAAATTGATATCCTTGGAAATGCAGAACCACAACTGCAAAAACTATTTTCTATGGACAATGGCATCCGAACCTTACTGTTTGGAAACACATCACGTTCCTATGCCCGTGAAATAGCGGATGAAACACTGGGCATGACAGAACTACGTGAGTTTATAACAAGTGGCAAGATTGTTGAAAGAAAAGAAGTACTCGTAGATGGTGTACCTACCATCAAGGAACGTGTTGTCTTTGAAATGGGTAATTCATACAAAGATAATCACCGTGGACTTAGTAAAATAATTAGAGACCAATTACTTGTTGACGATGTAGCAAAAACAAACGCATCTAATCTGTTTATGCCACATGAAAAGTCTATTGAGTTGACAGATGTCAAAGGAAAGTACAATCAATTCGCTGATTGGTTCTTCCGTCAGGCAGCACGTGCCGAAGTTCGCACAGTTTATGGTCCAGAATACCGCATTGCATACTGGGAAGCCGTTTCTGAAATGGCTCCAATCATGTCAAGAGAAGCAGCACAAAAAGTATTAAAGAATGCTGAAGACATTAAGCGCACTAGAGTTGCCACAGAGGGCGAAGATGGTGTTATTGTTTACCAGTCTTGGACTGAACTAAACCCTGCCTTTGATGATATTGTTCAAGCATCTAAAGATGGCGTTGGTAGACTAACAGTTAAAGATGTTGATGCCTATGCACGAGATAAGGCTGCTAAGAGGATTGCATCCCTGTTCTACGATGCAACTCAAAAGAACAACCTTACCTATGCAGCACAACTAGTTCTTCCGTTCGTTAATGCTTGGGCTAATACAATCCGTAAGTGGTCAGAACTAGGAACTAATCCTAGCCGTCTTGCTACTCGTGTTGCCCCTGCAACTAGGCTATATCAGAACCTATTAAGCGAAGAAACTTCTGCAATATACGACTTTACTGGTACACCACATGACCCAATGCAGGGATTTGTTTGGAATAACCAGTATGGAGACAAGGTATTTACCCTACCTTTGAGTGGATACTTACGTACATTGTTTGGTTTGCGTGGCAATCCAGAAACAGCAGACGTTGCCATACCGCTTAAGTCTTTAAACCTTGCGTTCTCTGGTGCTGAACTTGCAGATAGTGACCTAGGTATTCTTCCAGGGTTTGGAACTGTATGGAACATTGCCTATGGTTCCCTTGACAATGAGATTCAGAACAAGACACCTGACGTACTTGCCAACATGATTGCACCATACGGTACTTCAGAAGGTAAGTACATTGGCTTTCTGCCAGCATGGATTCAAAAGATTGCTGCTGCCATAGTTGAAGATGAGAAGGCTTACGGTAAAACTGCTAAGCCAATCATGGCTTGGGAAGCAACAACTAACCCTAAGTACAAGGTTCTATACGATGGAACACCTTTAACCCCTGAAGACCGTGCAGTATTACAGGCTGACCTGGCTGCATATGGATTAAGTCGTGCACGTTTTGCATACTTAATGCAGGGATTACTACAGAACGTACTACCAGGTACACCGTTGTATGAGTACTATGCACAGAATGAAAACGGCGATACGTTCCTACAGTGGCAAATGGCTGATTCATTTAACAAAATTGTCCAGCAACATGATGGAAACTTTGAAACAGCCTGGGCTGAGTACACTGCAGTATGGGGACGCAATGCAGTTCTTATCGGATTCAGTGATAACAAGAACCAAGTCTTTGCAAATGATGAGGCTTGGAACTTTGGAAAGAACAACCCATCACTGTTTAGTTCCTATGGCGATGTGATTCCTTACTTCTTTACTGGTGGAGATTTCTCCTCAGAGTACCGTAAGGCTATGGAACGCCGTGGCAAGGGTGACCGTCTAACTGCAGAAGAAGTATTAAAGGAAGCAGACCGTCTATCCATGTCAGCAATGCGTGGTCAGTTGGCTATTGAAGCCGTATACGGTGGTTTTGACGCTAACTGGATTGATGACCAGATGAAGGCTTACAAGTCTGATGTCTTACAGGGATACGAACCAGAAGTAACAATCAATATTGGTGCTCGTGACCAGAAGATTATGCGCATTGAATCTGCCCTAAAGAAACCAGAGTTTGCTAACACCGATGCTGGTCAGGCTGCATTGCTTTACTTTGCAGAACGTGACAGGTGGCTAGAACAGTCTAGGTTGTACTACCCAGACCGTGATAAGCCATCACTATCTGGTCAAGATAATGCTGAAGCACGCTATCGTTTGCGAGTAATGGCAGAACAATTAAGCGCAAATAATGATGACTTTAAAAATATGTTTATTCGTGTTCTTGCACAAGAACTCAAGGAAGAGGATTAGCAATGGCAACCCCACCAATGCCTAACGCCAGCGAAGACAAGTTTGTCGTTGGTCAAAAAACAGTTAAACTTCCAGCCAGAAATAGACGTGTTCCAGTTGATAACGGTAGAGGTACACAGGGTGTAACACTACCAGCCAAGACATCTATTGAAACCTTTCGTGCTCCAAAGATTTACACAAATCCATCAGTGATGGCTAAGAATGAACTTGGAAAAATCCCTGAAGGTGCTGCTTTAGCAAAGGTTCAAACCATGCTATACAACGCTGGTGGATTCTATGACTCAAACGACACACCAGGAACTGGCATTAGAATGCCAGGAGACTTTGCTGCAATGGCTAAAGCAATGGAAGCGGCAAATGCTCGTGGCGTGACTTGGCAAGACCAAGTTGCATTCCAGGTAAATATGCAAGCAAGCGGTGCGTATGCAATGGGTGCAGGTATTACTGGTGCAGGAACCTCTGGTGGAGGTGGTGGTGCTAGTGCTAACAAGAGTTTAAATATCACTGGACCTAATAGCGCACGTAGCATCTTTGACAATATGTATTTAAAGTACACATCAAAGAAGGCTAATGACGTAGAGTTTTCAAAGTTCTATGACTCCTTGGTAAGTGCTCAACAAAAAGCCCCAATCAAGTACGAAAAGAAAAAGATTGGTGGAAGTTGGTACACAGTTCAAACATCTGACGGTGTTAGTGCTGATGAGTTTGCTGAGACTTGGGTATTTAACAGGATTAACTTTGCAGACGAGAGTGCAACTGGTGTCGTAGCACAGAACCTAACAGCCGTTGGTGCACTTGCAGACATGTATGATGTTAACTTATCTGTTTCACAGAAGGCAGAATTTGCCAAGGCATTAACAACTGGTACTGGAACTGACAATGATGTTCGTAAGTCATTGGCAGAAAAGGCTAAGTTAAAGTATAAGATGCTTGCCAATGACATTAGTGAAACAGTAACAGTTAAAGATTTACTTGCAGAACAAATCAATGCTTACGCTGCAACCCTTGAACTTGGATTAAAGGATGTTAAAATTTCTGATATTGAACCTTACGCATTTAAAGATGGTAATTTATTAAACAGGTCAGAAACAATTCAAAATATAAAGAATAACAATATTGCTTACCGCAGCACAGGACAAGCAAAACAAAATGCTTCAGCCTTTGCACTTGGCTTGGCTCGTTCCTTAGGTTATGGTGCTTAATGGCTACTGATAGTGAAATCTTTGCTAAACAATTTGCAGCATTAACTGGTCTTGATATCAATGCTGAAGAGAATAAATGGGCTTACCAACTTTATGATGTTGCCCTTCCTTTTATTAACTCAGACCAGATTCAACCAGGAGATACTGCTCTTTACGACATCATCCTTGCAGATGATAAAGCACCGCAGTCCTACAAGGACCGCTTCTCTGCTGTAACAGAACTTAAGAAGAAAGCCCCAGAGATGGGTATGACTGTTGCTGATTACTTAAAGCAAGAGAACCAGTACAAGCAGTTGTTGAAGTCTGCTGGTATGGGTAACCTTGCCAATGCTAATGACATTAAAAAGTTTTTCTTAAATGAAGTTTCCTATGACGAGGCTGCTGGTAGAATTAATGCTGCGTTTGGTGCCATTGATTCTGCTGATGAGCCTACTCGCCAGGCTTTGGCAGAACGTTTCCCAACCTTAAACAAGGCAGACCTTGCACAAGGTTTGTTACTTGGCAAAGAGGGAACTTATGAGATTGAGAAGAAGGCTGCTGCTGCTCAGGTTGCAGGTGCTGGTCTATCTCAAGGATACCGTACAACTCTTAGCGACCAAGAACTTGTTGCTTCTGGATTTGGTACATCTGTAACTGGACGTGAGAATGCACGTCAAGCATTCGCTAAGGTTGCTGCTGAACAGACAGGTCTACAACAGGCTGCAAGAACCTTTGGTGGTCCTAGCAACATTGTTCAACAGGCAGAAAAAGAAGCATTACTTGGTCAGACTTCTACTGAAGCCAAGCGACTACGTTCACAGGCTCGTTCACAATTTGCTGGACAAACTGGAATTGTTACTGGTTCGCTAGGTCGCAAGAAGCAAACATAAAACTCTCGGTGGATTGACCGCCCCCACTGAGTAAAAGAGCGGTAGTACATACCAACCTACATACCCCTGTGTAGGAGTGAGACGTGTACGACAAACAACTAATGTAAGGGAGATAGTTGCGATGAGCAACAATAATCAAGACTGGTTAGACGATGATGAGTTTGACTTAGAAGAGGAAACTCAATCACGTTCAAGTGACGATGTACTTAGAAAGGTACGCCGTGCAGAACGTGCGAAAGATAAACAACTCAAAGAGTTGCAAGCCGAACTGGAAAGTCTACGTAGATTCCAACGGGAAGCAACAATCAGCCAAGTCTTGGCGGAGAAAGGTGTCAACCCAAAGGTTGCCAAATTCATTCCAGCAGATATTGAAATGTCTTCGGACAGCATCAGTAACTGGCTGACTGACAATGGTGAACTGTTTGGTGTTGCTGCACCTGTACAACAATCAGCAGTTGATATGAACGACATCAACGCTTTGCGTCAAATAGATGCAGTAACATCTGGTGCTATTTCTCCAGATGACGTGAATGATGCTTTCAACATCATGAACAACGCTTCGTCTGCGGAGGAGTTACTTAACTTCCTTTACAGTCAAGGCGCAGAATAAATCGCAAATAATCTAACCCCTAAGGAAATATACTATGCCGAATACAGGCTTATCAGGTGGTAGTGCAGCAACTAACGGTGGTCTTGGTGGTGGCGCTTACGCTTCCGCTAACAACGTTGGTGCTTTCACTCCATCAAACGCCGCAGGTCTAGTTCAGAAGGCGTATGACCGCCTTGTTGAATTTGAACTACGTGCAACCCCATTGCTACGTTCAGTAGCAGACAAGAAGCCAGCACGCCAGGCAATGCCAGGTTCAAGTGTTGCGCTACAAATCTACAACGACATGGCTGTTGCTAAGACTGCCTTGTCAGAAGATGTTGACCCAGCAGCAGTATCCATTGCTACTCCAGACATCGTAACCGTAACTCTAAACGAATACGGTAACGCAACTGTAGTAACTCGCAAGTTGCAGTTGATGTCTCTTGCAGATGTTGACCCTGCTGTTGCAAATATCATTGCATTCAACATGGCTGACAGCATTGACGAACTTGCACAGGATGCTCTTCTTGCAGGTACCAACGTGCTATACGCAACTGGTGGAACAACCACCGCAACAACAACCTCAGGCATCACTTCAGACGATACTATCTCTGCTGCAGATGTTCGCAAGGCTGTTGCTAAGTTGCGTAGCAACAAGGCTAACGGACGTAAGGGTTCACTATACTGGTGTGGTATTCACCCAGAAGTATCCCATGACCTTCGTGCCGAAACTGGTGCTGCTTCATGGCGTAACCCACACGAGTACCAGAGCAATGATGCAATCTGGGCTGGCGAAATTGGTCAGTTTGAAGGTGCATACTTCATTGAGCAGTTTGAAGGTGCATACTTCATTGAGTCCCCTCGTCTACGCAAGGGCAATGATGGCGATAGCAGCATTCCTGTTTACCGCACATTCATTGCAGGACAGCAAGCACTTGCTGAGGCTGTTGCCGAAGAACCACACGTGGTTATTGGTCCAGTCGTTGACAAGTTGATGCGTCAGCGTCCAATCGGTTGGTACGGTGTTCTAGGACACGCTATCTACCGCAACGATGCGCTATACCGCATTGAGTCTGCTTCAAGCATTGCTTAATTAGCGACACTAATCTCACTCCTAAGTCATATAACGGGCTTAGGAGTGGGGTTATGTTTCTAACCAGAAGGAAAACATAATGGCTTATTTATTCGCACCACCTACGGTGGACCAAGGACCTGCTGGTGGACACTGGCTGTTCTGGCGGTATAACCTAAAGCGTGGTATCACGGTTTACAAAATAGGTAATACCTACTACGAAGAGCAGTACCCATCGCAAGACGATTTAGACCAAGCCAGTGTTGTTTACCTTGGTGGACATGAACACTATGTAACCTCAGCGCAGAAGGCTGACTTAGAGTCTGCTGGTTACACAGTGAGTACAGTATGACATTATTAGAATCGCTATCGGTTATATCGTTAGCCCTAGGTATCATTGCTGCATTAGGCAAGTGGTTAATTGTTAACCCACTAAAGCATTTTATTAAAGAACAAACATATCCTATCCAGCCCACGGCTAATGGTGGTCGTAGTCTTCCAGACATTGCCCGTGCAGTGGACAGGATTGAAAAGCGTTTAGATGAGCATATTACATTACATCTTAAGGATGAACTATGAGTGGTAAGTACAACATTGTAGCCGA